CGTTGGACGACCCGCACGGTGTTGGTCTAGAAGGACCCGCGATTTGCCTTGCCGACCTCTTTGGCGACGTTTGTAGTGAGAGCTTGGCGAAGGTATGGACCAAAGGATCGCGTGACGCTTGTTTCTATGACGCGCACAGCTGGGAATCGTGCAGGGTATTGGCCTGGTTGGATGGCAAGGAACAGAGCACGCAGCTGATGGTTGCGTTCACGCCTGTAAACACCTGGCGTTCGACTGCCACCGCGTGGCTTACCAATAAAGATGTTGCTACCTGTGCGCCCTGTGTTGCCAACACTGTTGACGATCTTGACAAGGCTGGACTGACTAACATTGCCAAACCTGTCCTTCTTCATAAAGCGCGTTGGCACAAACTTTGTACCGCGTGCGATGTCGCCCCTAGATAGTGATGCAAACTCAACCTCATAGCCTTTGACAGCACGGGCAGTGCCAAGGATGTTGCCTGACAGGTAACGCTCACGGTCACCACCTCTGTCTTTAGGTGTGACAAGGATCTGCAGGTTGCGCTTCGTAGCTGTGGTGGCAAAGAAGCCTTTGGACGTAAATGGCTTAGGCCTGTCTAGGTATTGCTTAGATGCGCCCTCTAGCGCTTTGAACGCATTGCGCTGCTTAGCCTGTGGCAAAGCACGACCAGACACGCTGGCGTTCATTGCCTGAGAGATGCTGAATGGGAGCTGCTTGGTGTGCTCGTTTGTCCACTTGATGGCTTTAGGCAGCTCAGACTTGATGTCGAGTTGTATTGCCATTAGCTGCCTGGGCTTTTGTCCAGTATTGCTGCAGCTGTAGGCATTTGGGCTCGACCAAGTGCATTGAGCTAACAACGCCCACAAACGCACCAGGGCCGTCACCTACCTGAACCCTGACGCAGCCATCCTCTAGGGTGCGGATCTTGCAGACGGGCATGGGCGTCTCTGAGGCGCTGCTCATAGTCAAGGAAGGCTTTGAGGTCATTGTGCCGCTGTTGTTGGCGGAGTCGATCGTCAGTCATTTGAGTTCAATCAAATCAGCACGTTTAAGAGCGTCCATGATGCCTTCGTAGACGACCTGCTCTGTTTCGGAGTCGGCTTCTAGGCGATAGCGATCGAGCCACTCGTGGATTGCGTCCCAAGCAAGTAGAGCACCCTCTTGAGGGTCGATGTAGCTGTCAGCGAGCTTCATAGGCTGAGGTGGGGGAATGTTGTTGTCGGGGGATGGATCGGCAACACCGAGCCGCCCTGCCTTTCCCTCGATACCTCGCGAGGGTGTTGTATAGCTTTCAGCCTGGTTGCGACAGGCATCAGGCTCCCCGACGATCGATCAAGCCTCTTTACGGTTGACGCGGGTCTGGGCGTAAACGGTGAGGATGCCGTTGGCGCTGTTCTCGCCGTAGCGATAGTTCCAGATCGACTTGACCGTCAGGGAGAAGCCCTTACCAGAGACAGTGCCGCTGATCATGTTTTGGTCGTCAACGTGAAGCTCAACGTCGGTGATAATCTCGCCGTCCTTGAGGCCCTGGTTGATCTTCTTCTCCAAGGTCTTCACAGCCTTGGCCTGCTGAGCCTCGACAGCCTCGTTCACGACCTTGGTGCGGAGGTTGATGGCCAGCAGCTTGCGGGCGGAGCCTTCAGGGCTCCAGCCATTGCCGTAAGTGCCGGAGCAGAACACGGGAAGCTCGAAGCGGCGGGGAAGTTCCTGGCGGACGTAGGTCTCGCTCAGGTAGTTGCAGGTATTGAAAGCGGTGAGGACCATCTCGGTTTTGATGGCGCTCTCGAAGTGGTTCTTGATGGAAGCGGGAAGGGTAAAGGCTTCGGGCTTGGTGGCTGTAGCAGTCATTTTGAAAGCCGCTCAGTGAGCGGAGGTGTGTCCCATCTCTGGGTGTGAACACAGTATGGCATACCAGTTGCAGTTGCGCAACCATCACCAGTCAGGCTCGTCTAAGACTTTTCCTACATCCCCAACAGGGGGGCCAGCAGGCTGGTCACGCAGCAGGTTGCGGAAGTTTTTGCCGACGTACCCAGGCGGGGGCACGTCAAGATCCTGCATCGTCCAATAGCCCTTGCCTATGCCGTCCCGCAGCGTGCGCAGGACGGACTGCAAGTCATTCAGTGGCTGCATCAATAAGGCCTGCTCGCCTTGTACTCAGCGTCGGCCTGAGGGTGCAGCAGAAACCTGCCAGGCATGATGCCCTCGACAGGCGGGCAGTAGGTGCAGTAGCGCCCAACGTGGTCATAGCGGCCCATGCAGTACGGGGCAGCAGGACGCACGCGCCCATCCATCTGATTCAAGGCTGACTCCATATCGCCTGCCCGTATGGCCTTGTATTCGGCCACGGCACCAGGCTTGGCATTGACAGGGATCGTCGCAAAGACGAAGTGCTCAGCAGCTTCAGGTTCAAACAGTTTCATCAGAGCATCCATGAGGGCTTGCGTTCTTGCGGCTGCTTTTCTTCGAGGTAGGTGCAGTAGTAGCCCTCACGAAGCCATCTGTCACACATAGGCAGCCTTTGTTGAAAAATGGGATCAGAGCGTTCTTGGCTTTCTTGGTCAGCGGCCTCTATGGCACGCATCAGGTCATCAGCAGACACCTCATCAGGAACGATTTGCTTCCACATCTCCAGGGCTTTGCCTTTTGGCTGAGAGCTGACAATGTGCTGACAGGCTTGATAACGCTTCCAGAAGGCCTCAAACTCAGGCGACCCTTTTGTGGCCTTGGCGCGTCGTTTTCGCGCTTTTTTTTGGTTTTTAACGTTAATAGTATTTTTTCCGTCTTCAATTTCTTGGGCAGAAACTGAAACAACCGTTGTCGGTTGCGGGAGTGACTGCTGTATCTGCAGAGCCCCTGCAACACCGAGAGGTTGCTCAGGCGAAGGTTGTGTACCTGTGAGAGGGCGAGAGTTACCCTGTGGTCTTCCCGCACCGACGTGGTACGCGGACAGCTTAGCGTCAGCGTCAACCCCATGGATGCCTAAATCGATGAGATCCCTGATCACATCTGACTTGTTGCGGAATGGCTTGACCTGCGACTCGACCCATTCGAGCTGTTCTGGGCTGATTCTGATGTGGATGTGTGGCACAAACGGTTGACGTTGCCGCCCGAAGGTGACACCTTTGCGACACGTTCGCAACCCCTTGCAAACACAAATGCTGAAATCCGTTCCAGGGCTTGAGTTTTACGGCGATCCACATCACCGTTACCGCTACAAAGGCGAGTGGCTGCCCTACACGGTTACCCAGGTCATAGACCACGACTTAAAGCCGTTTCTGCGTGCTCAATTTGAGAAGACAAAGCACGGCCCTGATGGTTGGAAGGCGAGAGGCGATGCGATACACAAGGTGTTTGCTAACCACCTGCGAGGCGACGGCAGCATTCACGACGACAAGTGGTCGCCATGGATCGACACGCTGTTGGCTGAGCCCCTGCTGCAGGACATCACACCGATGGCTGTAGAGCAGCCCCTGCTGAACACGATCAAGCGAGTAGGCGGTACGCCTGATGCAATTTTCGTCAAAGGCGACGACATCTACATTGCGGACCTCAAGACCGTCAGCAAGAAAGAGGGCGTTTCTAGTCGCAAAGAGGCACTGCCACAACTTGGCGCGTATCTTGAATTTGCCGCAAGCTGCTACCCAGGCGTTTACGTCACCAAGCTGGTGACGATCATCGCCGGCCCTGGCAAATGCAAGGTCCGTTTTTCGGAGCTTGAACAAGCCACGGACGCATGGCAAGAGGCTTGGGGCCGTTTCTCTGTTCTACAGCCTGATTTTTGATGAAGTGCCCTGAGTGCGGATGCTCTTGGATCAGCGTCCTTGAATCACGTCACACCAGCGAGAAGGCGATCAGTCGACGACGCCAGTGCAAAGGATGCGATCACATCTGGGCAACTGCTGAAGTGCCTGTCCCAGACGGAGAGTGGGGCTACAAGCCTGTTGAGCGTTTCAACGGCAAGTCAAAGCCTGAGTTTGGTGTGCATCGCGGGATGCTTGAACGTTTGGCATCTGCGTGAACTGGTCAGAGATCTTGCGCAAGGGGGGCGTTCCTGAGCCCCCTGGCTACTTGGAGACTGTGCAGCGAGTGCAACAGAAGCCAAAGAAAAAGAAGAAAGGCAAGGGCAAGCGTTGACATGGCATACCAGCAGTGTCATGATATTGCGCATGTTCCAGACCAACTTTCTGCCTATGCACGCAAAAGAAATACCAGAAACTGAGTTTGGCCCACCAATCAAATTGTTTTTTCGGAGAGATAATCTCCGGGCATCAAGCTTTCGCGAAACAAATTTGATTGGCGCTAATTTTGGAGATTCAAATCTGCGAGGCGCAAATTTTCGTTATTGTTTTGCGCCAGGGGTTGTATTTAACGCTGCTCATCTCAAAGGGGCGTGTTTTAAAGGAGCCAACCTACGATTCGCCACTTTTAACGGTGCCATCTTGAGGAATACAAACTTAAGTGGAGCTGATCTAAGTAAGGCCAAATGGGACGAAAACACTATTTGGCCTAAAGGAATTGGTCCAATTAAACCAACTGAAAAACAGTCATGAACAACATTTATGACCGCAGCCCAGGGTTTTATGACCCTGAGCACCGCAAACTAAGGACCAATGCCATTGTCATTGCAGTGTTTTGCTTTCTAATGGGCGGTACCTTTTGGTACTCGCTTGACACCACTTTGACCGACATGACCCAGCGTGACTGCAACGCTGGCATCCAAAAAGCTTGCGACTCTCTCAAATGAAAACGGTGCAAATCAACCTTGATCAGCTGCGATCTGAAAAGCTCAAAAAGCTGTCAGAAGCGACCAAGGGCAACATGACCAACGTGTCAATTGCTGGCGAGTTTATTGAGTTTGAGCAACCTAAGCTCAGCTCTTCCAAGCTTGCTTTGGCTCTGCTCAACTCTGCAATCGATAAGGCTTATGCCCAGCTCCCCGGCTAGTTTCACGTTCCGCGTTCTTGGCACACCAGTGCCGCAAGGCTCTGTCAAAGCCTATGGCAGCAGAGTCGTTGCCAACAATGAACATGCTCTAGGCAGCTGGCGCTCAGATATTGCAGCCGTTGCGTATCGCGAGAAGCCAGCTGACTGGGACATCACTGCAGCAGTATCGCTGCGTTGTGAGTTCGTGTTCCCTCGTCCTTTGTCGCACTACGGCACAGGCAAGAACGCCACAAAGTTAAAAGCATCAGCGCCAAGGCATCACGTTAAAACGCCCGATTTAGACAAGCTCTGTCGGGCATGTGGTGACGCGATTGCTGATGCGTGCGGCATGGTCCTTCTAAGGTCTGATGCGCAAATCTGTTCCATCTACGCCGCTAAGAGGTACTCAACAGATGACTTCCTCGGTGCCATCATCACCGTCACAGCCCTTGATTGAGGCGCTTGTCTCGTTTCACAAGACAGTGCCGGCCATTGGCAAAACAGCCAATGCTCAATATGGCAAGTTCGCCGATCTTGAGACTGTGCTCTCTACTGTCACACCGCACCTGATCAAAAACGGTCTTGTGATCTCACAGACTTTTGAGCCAAGTGAAGGGGTTGACCCGATCTTGGTGACAAAGCTTCTGCACGTCAGTGGCGCAGAGCTTGTAAGCCGATTGCCAATGATTATTGGCAAAGGTCGCAACGCATTGCACGACTTTGGTGGATCCTGCACCTACCTCAAAAGGTATGCCCTGCTAGCCCTGCTTGGCCTTACGGCTGACATGGACATGGATGGCGATTTTGCAGACGACAAGCCTGCAGCAAAGCCACAGCCAAAGAAAGCACCAGCCGTTAAAGAAGTGTCTGCAGAGGACCAACCCCTGTCAGAAGATGAGCGCAAAATGCTCATAGGTCTTATCCAAGAGATGACACCTGGCAAGCGTGAAATGTTCTGCAATGCCTTCCGCTTTGCGTTCAAACTTGGCGATGACGGTAAGGTTGCTCCCGCAATCACCAGCCGCAAGCACCAGGCCTGGATTCAAGCAAATGCCTGACGACGACAAAAAACGTGAACAACAGGCCAAGGCAGATGCCAACCGCCGTTCACAGCACTTTCAGGTGCGGCTAGATAAACAGCTAGCCCAACAGCTGCAGCACTATGCCGATCAACGTCACAACGGCATAATCAACTCTGCACTAATGACCATCATCTCCAAATTCTTTAACGGAAAGTAATGCCTGACTTCGCACCCGACGCCTTCAACATCTGGGCCAACTTCAACAAGGACCAAAAGAAAGACGGCCACTACTGGGCACTAATAGACGTGCCTGTGGACGAGCTGCGCAAGCTCTTTGAATGGGTCAAGACAGCTGAACGCTGTGACGACATTCGCGGTCAGGAGTGCGTGAGACTCCGCGCCAACTTGATGCCTCGCACAGCCAAGGAAAGCAACAATGAGTATCTGATGATGGCTCTGAGCGATGCCAAGCCCCGTACAGCTGACAAACCCCGCATTGACTTTTAAGGTGAGGAAGAACGAGGGAGGAGCGCAACCGCGCTCCTTTTTTATGAGGCCAACCATTAAGCAGGTCAAGAAAGACGGGCTGCTGCTATGGGAGGTGAGCCACTGTGGAATGGTCCGCTACTTCAAGCACGACTGGCAGGCCAAATGGCACTTTGAATCGTGCGTCAGGCTCTATAGGTCAAGGATTACAGGGAAACAGGGCTAGTCCCAGCAAGACAATTTGGCGTCCAGCTCTCCAATACGTGTGACTGCCTGGCTAAGCAGCTTCCCCTGATGCCAGCTCTGTCTGACAAGGCCAGCACAAAGCATTTTTAATGCTTCCTCGTCATCGCAGTTGTGGACTTCCCTGACGCTGCGTTCAACCTCAAGCTCTTCCTCGAGGGTCTGATTCACAACCATCCAGTCGGCCCAGCCCATTGGATTGTTACAGAATCTGTTGCTCTGAATGGTAAGCAGCGTTTTTGTGCATGTCCATGGGGCTACTGCTCGACGAATATGGCCCAGCCGCTCTGAGGGCCGCGATCTTGCCAGCGTTGATAAAAAGCAGCCTGCCGCACGTTGACGCGATACCCAGACAGCGCAGGGTTGTGGCCGCCCCGCTCAATGTCTGGTAGGCCAGCTGAATCTGTCATCAGCCAGCTTGGATCGTCGCTGTAGCGCCCGCTGTAGCCATGAATGACAGACCAGTGTCCGCAAGTTGTGCTGCTGCACATTGGCGGCTCACCGCGCAGCATGTTGCCCTGATGCAGCCAACCAACCAAGACAGGAATGCCTGCGTCGATGGCCTCCATCACGTCTTCTGCGTCAGCGTTATCGACAAAGCGGACCTGCAGGCCCAGGCTGGTTAGTGCCTCAACGTGAGCAAAGACAGAAGTGGTGTCGCCGTATCGAGCCCTTATGCGCTCGTACTCTTCCTGAGTGGCGACCTTTTTGTAGTACGCGGCCACAGCAGCTGCAGCACTCGTAAAGCACTTCCGCTCGCCACCAGGCAGGTCTAGTTGTTTGAAGTAGCGAGGCATGTACACCTCTTGGTCAATGCCGCTGGCCTTCCACGCCTGAAACCAAGCAGCATCTTCTGACAACAACTCATCAGGCATCGCTTCCTCCAGCTGCTTGATTGCAGCCATGCGATGCGGCACGTCTGGCTTGTACCACTCGAAAAACGGCAGCAACGCGAGGCCCATGGCGATGACCAACAGGGTCACTTGGATGATGCCGGACACGGCTTAGTGGTCAATCCTTGTGTCAGGCAGGAGCATTTCACGCACATGCTTGATCGCAAGGTCGTCTAGGTCGTTGTCAGTTCTGGCAACAATCTTTTCCAACATCGCCACAATCAATTCCTTGAACGCCCGTGATTTCCAGGCGGTCATCAACACAGGCTTGAGGATTAGAAGCATTGGCCTGGCCTAGTTACCCTTTAAGAGTAGCTCTGTTGTCTCATGGCAGAAACTCCAGACGATCATCACGAAAAGGAAGGCATCTCAATGGCAGATGTCGTCAAGGCTCTTGTTTTGGCTTGGAGTGCTGCACTTCTCACCGCGTCCTATCTGGGCATTTTCCCCCAAATGAAAATGGACAATACGTTCGTAGCCTCACTGCTCACTGGCGCGATGGCTTCGTTTGGCATCGAACGTAAGTCCAATGGCAATGGAAATAAGAAGCCGACTATTGTTGACAACAAAGACACCAAAGCTGGCATCAAATGAACCGCTCACTTTTGGTATTGGGCATCACCTTAGCAGCCGCTTCGCCTGCTAAAGCTGATTTAACCCACAAAATCCAAAGCTCAGTACAGCTGGAGGTTGGTGGTGCTTCTACTCGCGCTATTCGCGTCGGCAATAGCTACAGCATTAGCGGTTCAGGGGTCAGCACCACTGACGGCTCTACTGCTGGTGTTGTTGGCGGGCTGGGTGCTCATACTGCGGGAGTTGGTGCGCTGACCACTGTCACCGCTTCACAAGCAACCAGCGGAAGCGCATTCAGCTTTGCCAACAGCTACACCGTTGGAGACACCATTCCAACGTCCGCTCCAACAGTCGGTGAGGTTCCTGCTTTTGGCGATGTCACCTCAACTGCTGCTGGAACTGCAGGAACACTTGCTGGCACGATCACCACAGCAGGTGCTGTGACCGTGACCGCTGGTGGAGCTAACACCAGTGCAATCGGTCAAGTCATCAGTGAGTTGACCACACGGTGAAACGGCTAATCATTCTGCTGTTGTTGCCATCATCAGCAATGGCCGTTCCAGTAGTGCCCAACTTCAGTCAAGGTGTGGTCTCGTCCCACACCGAGTCGAAGACCATTGTGAAGGAGTCGATCGTCTCGGAGTCCTATCGCAGCGGTTTTGAATACACCGTTAGCGGTTCTGGCGTCGAGCCAACAAGTGGAATCGTTAGCCCATCAATCAGCGGTAACAAGATCAACCTCTCTAGTCGCTCCAGCTGGAAACAAACCGTTCCAGGTGCAGCGTTTCAGTTCGTCGAAACCCTCAATACGCCTGGCTTAATCGAGAAAGTGATAATCGACCGCGAGACCATCACTGAAACAGTCATCGACTCCACCAGCACGTTTAGCCAATGAGAGCGACAGCCTCTGCACTGCTGCTCAGCCTGCTCTACACCGCTCCAGCAGCCGCACAAGTCAGTGCAACT